ATTATTATAACGCTATTGCTTATCTTGAAGATGAAAATATTATTAAAAGAACTAATATTAGAAATATTTATGTTGTTAATCCTATTTACATATTTAGAGGTGATGTTAACAAACTTATTAATATTATTAGTGAAGCTAAATTAATAAAAACTTTTGATGATAAAGATAGACTTATAGTTGATAAATTTGTTTTATTTAAAAATGATACTGATAAAGGTATTGTTATTGCTAATAAAGATTTATATGCAACTGAAGTTATAGATATTGGCGAGGATTAGTTTGGATATAATGATAATGATTATAGTAAGAATAATAATGAGAATAATAATGAGAATAAAGGAAATATTAAAAATGAAAGTAATGAAGATAAAAAGATTGATAATGGTTATAGTAAGAATGGTAATGATAAAGATTATAATGATAATAAATATAGAGTATATAAATGTGATAGTGGGGCTAGTGAGTGTAACCCCCGGTCATGTTAAACTTGATTGACTACCCCCGCCTAAAGTTGATAGAGTTAATGATAATCCTGCTCATTATCAACATTAAATATATTGAGATTATTCATCTCATTACATTACTAACTATTAATACCAATCATTATGAGAACAAATAAACTATTGTTGTTAGTTGCCATCATACTAATGATACCAGCTATCATACTAGCATTGAAAGTAGAGCCAACTAGTGATGAACAGATTACTGCTGTTGTATTTGGAATACTATCAGCTATTGTTAGTTATCTTAGTAGAGATTAATCTCTACTAGATGATGTTGCTCATTATCAACATTAAATACTTTGCAGTTGAAACGAAACAACTGTCAGTAATGCTACTGATTAGCGTAATTAAATACTTAATAGTCGTGCCAGACGTTAAAGAT